GATGAATTCAATACGATCAACCGCTTTGTTCGTAGCCGACAATTCCCACGCATCACAATCAAACGACGATCGCACATCGTCATCATTATATGTTGGTTTACCTACATTCAAAATAGTTAGGTAAATGGGCAGAATTATCGTCATATTTATCACATCCGTGAAATGTGATTCAAACTGGCTGTAATCGGTCTCCGTATAGACGCCATCAGGCGCCCACAACCGCTCATAGATAAAGAGGTTACGTTCTTGAACAGGAACGTACTTGATAAAGTTGGCTGACTTAAACACTCTCTTTTCAATCGCACTAGTGAACGGTCCGAAGAAGCACTTCCAGTAGTCGTGACGAGCGTTGATCGTCCTGAGGTGCTTCATCTCGTCGTAATCTTCGTCCTTGCCAAACGATTTCACGACGTTCTTTGGTGGGGGCCCTGCTTGCCAAGCCTCCCACAACTCGAGCTGTCTCCACAGAGGATAACTCGAATTATTTAACCACGTCCAGACTTCAAAGTCATGGTCGTGTTCTACAATACCGAACTGCCTTGCCCACTGAGGAGCAAACCTTTTCATCTCTTCCAGCATCACTGAGGATGGTTTTGGTTTTTGCTGGGCAATTCGATACCCTAAGCCGGCCAGGAATGTCACAGGGTCTTTGAGATCCACGTGCGGGAGTGCAATATCCTCCACGTGAAGACCTAGTGACGTCATCATGGGTTCTCGTCTAGGAATAAAGGAAGAGCCCCTGTAGGTTGCAACAAATGTGGGTTGCAACTTGGGTAATGGCTTCCAAAATTCGTCATGACGATAACCATATGCTACGTACTCCTGACCAGCGGTGCCCCGTTTGGGTGACGAGGCTGCGTGGGTTCATCGTGCCGATGGCAGATCGGCTCGTTAGAATCGCATTTATACCCGTAAGTATAATCGTATGCTAAATTCGCGGTCGCACTCCTCAGCGACCCCCACGCCTCCACAGACGCATCGATGTTAATCATGTCCATCGCTTCGGACATGCGGTCTATGGACTTCAACGTTCGAGTGGGATCACGAACGTCGGTAACGACCTTGCTATTCCGGAGTGACTCGAACAGTTTCAATGACACTATCCAAGTCTCGCATTTCTGCGAAGCTACAAACAACGGCAACCATGGCAACCAACCCAAGTTACGATGCCATATCGTCATTTTCACATACTCCGGAGCGTTAGCCTTGATTGCACGTCCACGAGTTGACAATTCTCGTAGATCTACGTCATGCTCGACAGGCATGTCCCATGCTGGCTCG